ACAAGTGGTCACTCAAGTCTTCCTGATGTTTTATTTGAATTAAATTCTATTAAGAATAAATTTACTTATAATAATTTTAAAAGTGAAAAAGATTATAATAATATATTACTAAACGTATTTAATAATTATTATAAAGATTGGCCACAGAAATATATAATTGATAGAGGAGAATGGGCTACTCCTGCTAATTTTAGCCTTCTTTTTAAATATTTTTTACAAGATATTAAAATTATATTCTTGTTAAGAAATCCAATAGACGTAATTAAATCATATATTAAATTATGCAATGACCATTCTAATTTTTATATAAATCAACAATACAATGAACTAGATAAAACTTCTTTACATAAAACTGAATTAGAAGAAAAAATAGAATTAATAACTAAAAAAGGAGATTTATTTGATTGGTCTTTTATGGCTTATAATTTTATAAAAGATAAAAAAAATGTGTATTTTGTAAAATACGAAGATCTTGTAGAAAACCCTACAAAAATATTAGAAGGTATATATGATTTTTTAAATATACCTAAATTTAAACATAGCTTTGATATTAAAGATCAATTTTCAATTAATGGTATTAAATATGACGATAGTGTAATGGGAGCTCCAATGCATACATTACACATAGGTAAATTAAAAAATTTTGATTATCCAAATATAGAATTACCTAAATATATAATTGAAAAATATAAAGGAGTATTGTATGACTATTAGTGGTATGCATAAGAAAGTATTAACAGAGCAAGCTCTATATTTTGGTGATGTGGCTATGCCCAAAGGCTGGGACATAGACCGAGATAAATTATCAGGTGACATTTTACAATCATCTTTTACTAATAAAGAATTTCCATTTTCAAGAACTTGGGATATGTTGAATACATATATGCGAGATCATATTGGTCTTGAGTATGGTATTAACCTTATCAATAAAAATTCTTGGGGTAATATTTACAAACCAAATCAAACATCAAAACCATTACTAGATGTAGATCCAGTTGATCTTAAAAACTCACCAGACTTTATATTATTATATGGTGTCAAAGTTAATAAGTGTTGGGTTCGAGTGCATTATGAAGATAATAGACGGAAAGGTAGGTCTTGGGATATAGAACTTACTAACAATAAATTTATAATGTTTCCATCTACAAATATGTATTACATTACAAACGACCAGAAAGACAGTTTGAATTTTATTCAAACGATAACATATGAATATATCTAATTACTATTGGTATTTTAAATCAGCGTTGACACCTAGATTTTGTGACGATGTTATAGCATACGCTAATGAACAAAAAGAAGTTATGGCTAGAACTGGTGGCTATGGTGATAAAAAATTAAACAAGCAAGAAGTATTAGATTTAAAAAGAAAAAGAAATTCTGATTTGGTATGGCTTAATGATACTTGGATATATAAAGAATTACATCCATATGTGCATCAAGCTAATAGACAAGCTGATTGGAACTTTGATTGGGAAAGAAGTGAGTCTTGTCAATTTACAAAATACAAACACAATCAATACTATGATTGGCATTGTGATAGTTGGGATAAACCTTATCAACGAGATGATGTTAATAATCCAGAACACGGAAGAATTCGAAAACTATCTATGACTTGTCAATTAACAGATGGTTCAGAATACACAGGTGGTGAATTAGAATTTGATTTTAGAAACTATGATCCACATATGAGAGACGAAGCAAAACATAAAATACAATGTAAAGAGATATTACCAAAAGGTTCTATTATTGTATTTCCTAGTTTTGTTTGGCATAGAGTTAAACCAGTAACCGCCGGCACAAGATATAGTCTTGTTGTTTGGCATTTAGGAAAGCCATTTAGATAATGTATATAAATAACTATTTTAACACGACCATTTGGTCAGAACAAAAACCAGAGTTTGTAAAATCTTTAAACAAAGCTTCTAACAAATATATCAAAGATGCAAGAAACAGAAACAAAGCACATATTAAAAAACACGGTGACTTTGGACTGTCTCATCATTCAACACCATTAACAATGGACAATGACTTTTTGGATTTTAGAAATTACATTGGTCAAAAGTCTTGGGAGTATTTAGATCACCAAGGTTTTGATATGCAACAATATAATACTATGTTTAGTGAGATGTGGGTACAAGAGTTTGCTAAAAAAGGTGGTGGTCATCATTCAGCACACATACATTGGAATCAACACGTATCAGGTTTTTACTTTTTAAAGTGTAGTGATAAAACTTCTTATCCAGTATTTCACGAACCTAGAACAGGTGCACGTGCAACTAAATTAAAAATGAAAGATCAAAAAGGTGTTTGGGGTGGTAGTGAGCTTATACATTTTAAACCTACACCAGGTACATTAATTATCTTTCCAGGATTTTTAGAACACGAGTTTAGTGTAGACTTTGGTATAGAACCTTTTAGATTTATACATTGGAACATACAAGCTGTTCCAAAAGAAATGGCAAAAGATGTTTAAAAAGAAAAAGTATACAGTAATTAAACAAGCTATATCAAAAGATCTAGCAGCTTTTGTTGCAAATTATTTTTTAATGCAAAAACAAGTTTATGATACTTGTAGAGAGCGTAGATATTTTTCACCATTTGAAAACATATTAGGTTATTATGAAGGTAAAGATGAACAGATTCCAGATACTTATTCTCAATATGGAAATATTGCTATGGAAACTTTATTACTTAAATGTTTACCTGATATGGAAAAAGCAACAGGGTTAAAACTATATCCTGCTTATACATATGCACGAATATATAAAAAGGGTGATGTTTTAAAAAGACACAAAGATAGATTTTCTTGTGAGATATCTACTACTATGAATTTAGGTGGTGATGATTGGCCTATCTATTTAAGTCCTAATGAAAACGTAGGTATACCTGATGGTAAAAAAATCACTACAGAAAGCAAAGCTAAAGGTATTAAAGTAGATTTAAAACCAGGAGATATGCTAGTTTATTCTGGCTGTGAGCTAGAGCATTGGAGAGAAAAATTTAAAGGCAAGGAATGCGTACAAGTATTTCTTCATTATAATAATCGTAAAACACCCGGCGCTAGAGATAATATGTTTGACAAGCGTCCACATTTAGGTCTTCCTTCTTGGTTTAAACGATGATATAATCTTTAGATGGAGGCAGGGCACCACCACATACCCCCTGTCTCCTTTTAAGGATTTATATTTATGTTTTTTGGCGGAACTTCATTTGCATCAGCACCTTTTGCAGACCCAGGATTTAATCCTAATGCATTAGCGATTGTAACAGGTAATAGAATTAACGAATCAACAGGTACTGTTGGTATAGTTGGTAAAGCTCTTATATTACCAAATGGTAGTAGATTTAATATTGGAATTGGTAATGTTCAAGTAGCCGATGTTATTGGTGTATCAGGTATTGCAACAGAAATAGCAACAGGAAGTGTTACTGTTGCAGCAGGTGCAAACATAGCTACAACAGGTAGTCCTTTTGAAATAGATACAGGTATAGCAAAAGGTATAGACGTTGTTGGTGTTACAGGTAATAGAGTTAATTTAGATACAGGTGATGTAACAACAATTGGTAAAGCAACAGTTATACCATCAGGAAGTGTTTTAGAATTAGATACTGGTACAGTTACATTTACATTTAGATATAGTGTTACAGGATCAGGAGTAGAATTATCTACAGGAACTGTTTCAACAACTGCAGCTGCAACTGTATTACCTACAGGATCAAGAGTTGATTTAGATACAGGTGACGTATCAGTTGTTGCAAAAGCAAATGTATCTATTACAGGAAGTGCAGTAGAAATAGCAATTGGAAATGCTACAACTAAAGCAAATGCAACAGCTATTGTTACAGGAAATAGACAAAATTTATCGACAGGTACAGTTACAGTTCAAGCTAAAGCAAATGTAATTACAACTGGCGTAGGATTAGAAATAGCAGTACCAACTTCTATTAATATTAAACAGTGGGATGGTATAGTACCAGGTGTCTCACAAACTTGGACAAGGATACAAACACCGTAATGTATTTTGGAGGAAGCACATTTGCCGGAGCACCATTTGCCGATCCAGGCGGAGTTAGTATATTTGTAACTGTAAGTGGACAAAGATTAAACTTTTCAGTAGGTAATGTAGTTATTGAAGGTAAATCAGTTGTTTT